TGGTATTACTATAACTAGAATTAAAAAGGAAAAATAATGGCTACAAGTGGAACTACTACATTTAACTTAGACATAAGCGATATTATGGAAGAAGCTTATGATCTTTGTGGATTAGAGTTGCGTTCAGGATATAGCTATCGTGGTGCAAAAAGAGCATTAAATTTAGTTTTTTTAGAATGGCAAAACAAAGGATTAAATCTTTGGACAGTAGAACAAGGAAGTGCAACTTTAACAGCAGGAACAAGTAGTTATACAATAGATGCTAGTGCATTAGATGTTGTAGATGCTTTTATTAGAACTAATGCTGGTAATACTTCTAGTCAATTTGACCAAAGATTAAATCGTATATCTAGAACTGAATACAATCACCAATCAAATAAATTAACACAATCAAAACCTACACAATTTTATGTAGATAAAGATAATGATTCTGTAAAAATAGTTTTATGGTCAACTCCTAATTCTGAAGAAACATATACATTAATTTATGATTATGTAAAAAAAATAGAAGACGTTGGTACTGTAGCTAGTAATGAAGCTGATGTACCTACAAGATATCTACCATGCTTAACTTATGCTTTAGCATATAATTTAGCTTGTAAATCACCTGAAGCACAACAAAGAGTTCCAATGATAAGACAGCGTTATATGGAATTATGGGAAGATGTAAGTGAAGCAGATAGAGAAAAAGCATCTATAAGATTTGTTCCTGATATGACAATGAGTGGATATTAATGGCATACGCAAGAGCAAGTAAGGCTTTAGGTCAATGTGATCGTTGTGCATTTAGTTATAAATTGAATGAATTAAAATACGAAATATATGATGGTATAAGAAATGGATTGCGTGTTTGCAGAGAATGTTTAGATGAAGACCAGCCACAATTAAAACTAGGTGAATTAAATGTGGTTGATCCACAAAATTTATATAATCCTAGAATTGATACAGGAGAAAAAGACTCAACTAGTTACTATTCATTTAATCCTATTGGAGGTGGAGTAACAGAATTTGGTTCTTCAACAATGGGTTTAGATATTAAAGGTGAAATTGGTAAACTAACAGTGAGTACAGAATGAGTTGGACATTTACAACATTAAAATCAGCTATACAAGATTATACGCAAAATACTGAAACATCATTTGTTTCTAATTTACCTACTTTTATTGTTCAAGCAGAAGACAGAATAATAAAATCTGTTGAGCTACCTAATTTTAGAAAAAATGTTACTGGAACATTAACTGCTAGTAACCAATATTTATCAACTCCTAGTGATTATTTATATCCTTATTCTTTAGCTGTATTAGATAGTGATAGTAATTATAGTTACCTTTTAAATACTGATGTAAGTTTTATGAGAGAAGCTTATCCTCTTGTTGCTACTACAGGCTTACCAAAACATTACGCACAATTTGATGATACAACTTTTATAGTAGGTCCAACACCCAGCTCTAATTTTACGACAGAATTACATTATTTTTATATACCGCAATCTATTACAGAATCTTCTGACGGCACAACTTGGTTAGGTACAAATTCACCAGAAGTATTGCTTTATGCTAGCTTATTAGAAGCGTATACTTTTATGAAAGGTGAACCTGACTTGATGATGAATTATGAAAAAAGATTTCAAGAAGCATTGCAAAGATTAACATTAGAATCAGATGGTTATAATCGCAAAGACGCATACAGGGATGGACAAAGAAAAATAAATGTCTAATGATCCTATTAAAGAACTAGAAGGCAAAGATATTGCAATAGTTGCTATGGGTCAGAGCCAATTAGATTTTCATTTAGCTCAAACACACAGTATATCTTTCGATGAAATATGGGCTATAAATGCCATGATAGGAGTTTTACCTAACATTGACAGAGCATTTATATTAGACCCTATGAGTCGTTTTTTTGATTCTGAAGACGCTGGCACTATGACTCCAATGATGAGAAGTAAATTGCCATTAGTTGATTATCCTATTTATTCTTGTGAATTAGATGACAGAGTACCTGCAGTAGAAGAATACCCTTTAAAACAAATAGTTAAATATTCTAAAAGTGCTTACTTAAATAATACAGTAGCTTATGCAATAGCTTATGCTTTATGGAGTAAAGTAAAACAAATATCTATTTTTGGTGTAGATTTTACTTATCAAACTAATATGCACTTTGCAGAAGCAGGAAGAGGATGTGTAGAATTTTGGATTGGTAAATGTATTAATCAAGGTATAAAAGTTGGAATAGCACCAAGATCATCTCTTTTAGATACAGATGTAGACACAAAACATAAACTTTACGGATATCACAGATTAGATAATCCACAAGTTACTTTTCAAGATAATTATGGCAATATAAATATTTGTAAATGGTCTGATATGCAACAAGCTGAAATAAAAAAACCAATAGGTATAATAGGTAGAGAAGACTTAAAACCAGTTGAGCCAGAAGAATATTAATGCAAACAGATAAATTTGAAATTTCTATAGGTGATCTAGGAGTACAAACTACTTCTAATAGAGGTCATACTGCTGAAGAAGTAGCTGAAATGGCTACTAATAAACTAATTTCTATAAGTGATACTGCTCCTGTAGAAATAAAAGCACAAGCTCATGCTTTTAGAGCAAGAACTAAAATGGTTGTTGTACATTACATACAAGAAGGAATAAAAAACCATACTTGTACTATATGCAACGAATTGGAAAAACAAGGTCATAAAGACCTAGCAAATATAATAAGGAGACTTTAATGGCGATAACACAAGCAATGGCAACAAGCTTTAAAAAAGAACTTTTAGAAGCAAAACATAATTTTTTAAGTTCTGGAGGTAATGATTTTAAATTAGCTCTATACACTTCAAGTGCAACTATGTCAGCAGCAACAACTGCTTACACAACTACAGCAGAAGTAAGTGGAACTAATTACACAGCAAAAGGCTCTAGTTTAACCAGAATCGACCCGACTACATCAGGCACTACTGCATTTACAGATTTTGCTGATCTAACTTTTGGTACAGCTACTGTTACTGCTAGAGGTTGTATGATTTTCAATGACACAGCTAGTGGTGATCCATCAGTTGCGGTTTTTGATTTTGGTGGAGATAAGACAAGTACAGCAGGTAGTTTTACGATTACATTCCCAACCGCAGACGCAAGTAACGCTGTTATTAGAATAGCGTAAGGGTAGCTAATGGCTGCTATTACGGGCTGGGGTCGCAGTACATGGGGTTCTGAGACATGGGGTAATCCCGTACCTGTTGAGCTAACCGGCTTAGCGGGAACTGGTGCTGTAAGTTCTTTAACCATTACAGCAAATGCAAATGTTGCAGAAACAGGAGTGGCAGCTACTGGTGCGGTAAGTTCGCTTACTATTACCGGTGTTGCTAATCTTTCGGTTACAGGACTAGCAGGAACCACTGCTTTAGGTACTGAAACGGTTAGCGGTGATGCTAATGTCGCAGAAACAGGTTTAGCGGCAACAGGCGCAGTTGGCACAGTTATTGCCAATGGTACTGCCGTTACAGGTGTTAGCGGAACAGCATCGACTGTTTCTCAAGGCGATGAAACAGTTACAGGTGCTGCAAATGTTTATCCTACGGGATTAGCAGGAACCAGCGCTTTAGGAAGTTTAAGTTTAGTAACTAATAATGTTATATCTGTTACTACTGATGCTTTAACATCAGGTCTGGGATCAATAACTGCCACTGGACATGCTAATATTGATCTAACTGGACTTTATGGTAGTGGTGAAATAACATCTGTTATAATTTGGGGTGATGTAGTGCCGGGTCAAACAACTTCTTATAGTGAAGTAGACACGTCACAGACACCAAATTGGGTGGATAAAGTAGCTTAAAAATGATTTAATTAAAAGAGGAACGTTTAAACATGGCAACTTACGTAAATGATTTAAGACTTAAAGAGATCGCCACAGGCGATGAATCTGGTACTTGGGGTACGAGTACCAACACGAATTTAGAACTAATAGGAGAAGCATGGGGCAGTGGTTCAGAAACAATCACTGGAACTTCCCATACCATTACCATAGCGGATGGCGCATCAGATGCCGCCAGAGCCTATGCTTTAACTTTAGCAGGATCAATCACCGCAACCAATACCGTTACTTTAGCACCGAACACCGTTAATAAAACGTGGATCATTCAAAATAGTGCTGGTTATCAAGTCACTATTTCTCAAGGCACCGGAGCCAATGTCGTTATTCCGAATGGCGGAATTAAGATGGTGGT